CGAAGACGAAAAGGAAGACGAAGACGAAAAGGAAGACGAAGAAGAAAACGAAGAAGAAGTATTAGATGAAGACTTCATGTCTACATTTACTACCGTTCTTGGTGCTGGTGCCGGTCTTGCTGCAATTTTGGCAGCATGGGGTGGCATTAAAGTAGCTGCGTATGTAACTAGCAAAACAATTAAAGACGCTGAAATTGCTGCTGCTAAAAAGGCAGCTGAACAAAGACTAAAGCAGTATCAAGACTATGTTGCGTCAATCGCATCTAAGTTCGAAGATGATGCTGAACTTAAAAAAATGTATGCTGACTTGCCAGACTATAAGAAAGACCCTAAGGCTCGCACTAAGCAACTTACAGTTATTGGCAAATACATCAAAAGTAAACTAGATGCCAAGGAACAAAAAGTGTTCACTGACATCTCTGCCGTAATTCGTAGCAAAATGACCGTTACCGAAGCAACTGAACCAAAAGGTGGAATTGACGAACTTGAAGGCGAAGATCATGTTCCAACTCCAAAAGAAATCGTTAAACAAAATACAAAAGGCGAAGACGAAACTAAAAAATCATCGGTTCCTGAAGCAGAAGAAATCGAAGATGAAGACGAAGTTTCGACACCTGAAAAAGTGTTTAAGGATTCTGAAAAAGCAGGAGATGTCGTTTCGAAGGCAAAAAGCAACTTGACAAAAGAATCATTCGAACAAATGGGTCTTTCTGAAGAATTTCAAGAAAAGGCACAAGCACTTTTTGAAGAAAAAGTTCAAGAAAGAGTTCAAGAAATCGAAGATGCTTTGATCGAAAAAGTTAATTCCTATTTGGATTATGTCGTCGAAAATTGGATGAAAGAAAACGAACTCGCAGTCGAACGTGGCATTCGTACAGAGATTGCCGAAAACTTCATCGAACAATTGAAGAATGTTTTCGTTGAAAATTACATCGAAGTTCCCGAAAACAAAATTGATTTGGTTGAGTCTATGGAAGACGAAATTCAAAATCTCGAAAATAAACTCGATGAATCAATCAACGAAAACGTAGAACTTAATGAGACCCTTTCTGGTCTCGTTAAGAAATACTTAATTAAAGAAGCGTCTTGGAATCTATCAGTCACACAATCTTCAAAGTTAGAAAGTCTTCTTGAAGATGTTTCGGTTGAAGATGTTGAAGAATTCAAGTCCAAAATCGAAAATGTAAAGGAATCAATCACTTTCGAAGAATCGAATGATGATGATTCAGATACAATCGTAGAAGATTATGAATCTATGGACCAAGGTGCAGAAATTAATAATAAACCAAAAAACAACATTGACGTTTATGCTGAAGCAATTAGCAAAATGGTCAATCGTAAATAATTAAAACTACCCAAGGAGAAAAAAAAATGTTATCAGACACAAGATCACTACAAGAGAAGTGGGACAAGCTTCTCAATCACCCAGAACTTGATTCAATCAAGGACAACTATCGCAAAGGAGTCACTGCTCAAATTCTTGAAAATACAGAAAGAGCACTTTCCGAGCAAAGAAATCAAACCAACTTCTTGACAGAAGCTGCTCCAAATAATAACACAGGTGGTGTTTCCAATTGGGACCCAGTGCTCATCAGCCTTGTTCGTCGTGCAATGCCTAACCTCATTGCTTATGACATCGCTGGTGTTCAGCCAATGACTGGTCCAACAGGTCTCATCTTCGCAATGAAGAGCCGCTACACAACCCAAGATGGAACAGAAGCACTCTTCAACGAAGCAGACACAGATTTTGCTGGTGCAGGAACACACGCAGGCGATTCTTCATCCCTCGTCGGTGATGTTGATGACTCAACAGGTGTACCTTACAACAGTGCCGGAGATACCGTCTCTGACGACTTCTCACATGGTACTGCAATGGGCACTGCTGCCGGTGAAAGACTCGGCGGTGGCGGAGTTGGTGATGGTTCATTTGCAGAAATGGCATTCTCAATCGAGAAGGCAACTGTTACTGCAAAGACCAGAGCACTCAAGGCAGAATACACAATGGAACTTGCACAAGACTTGAAGGCAATTCATGGTCTTGATGCAGAATCCGAATTGGCAAACATTCTCTCGACTGAAATCCTTGCTGAAATCAATCGTGAAATGATTCGCACAATCAATTCTCGTGCTAAGCTCGGTGCTCAACAAGCAAACGTTGCCACAAAGGGCATTTTCAGCTTGAATACAGATGCTGACGGTCGTTGGTCCGTTGAAAAGTTCAAGGGTCTTCTCGTTCAACTTGATCGTGAAGCAAATGTTATTGCTAAGGAAACCCGTCGTGGACGTGGTAACTTCATCCTCTGTTCTTCGGATGTTGCTACTGCTCTCGCATCTTCGGGCATGTTGGACTATGCTCCTGCCCTTGCAACAAACCTTGAAGTTGACGACACCGGAAACACATTTGCTGGTGTGTTGAATGGTCGCACAAAGGTCTACATCGACCCATACGCAACAGTTGACTACGTTACAGTTGGATACCGTGGAACAAACCCATACGATGCTGGTATGTTCTACTGCCCATACGTTCCGTTGACAATGGTTCGTGCAGTTGGTGAAAACACCTTCCAACCAAAGATTGGTTTCAAGACTCGTTACGGAATGGTTGCTAACCCATTTGTTGGTTCAGCACCTGGAGACGATGCTGGTGCATATCGTCAAAATCAATACTTCCGTATTTTCAGAGTTGCAGACCTCTTGGTTTCAACTTCTGCATAATTCGGT